GCCCGAATTGCTGGGTGTTGCCGCTTAGGTATTCGTTGTACGCCGTATTCGCGCCTTGCGACACGATACCGTTATTGATTGTAGCCAAAGCGCGCTCGTTAGTGCCGGACAGCAAGCCGCCCTTCGCCGCTGCGCTGTTCTCTTGACCGCGTTGCATTTGGTCAAGCTGGTACTTTACCGCAGGCGTGTTGGTGTAGTTCTTCATAAAATCGTCGTAACTAAGCGACGTGCCGGCGGTCTTGTTAATGTCGGCAATGCCGCCCGACGCGGGCTCTAGAAAGGACTGACCGAAAGCGTTGTACGGCTGCGTCTCGGAATTGAAACCATTCGCGGTGCTGCGCACGTTGTTAATGCCGGCATTGAGATCGTAGGCGCCCGCTTCCGCACCCAGGAACTGTCCCAATCCTTCCCCGAACCCGGCCATGTCTAACCCCTTGCGAATGTATGACGTTTCGGCTATAAGTTACCACCTATGACAACCGAACGCAAAGGCGCCATGCTATCCGCACGACTGCCGCGCGCCCTTGTAGAGCGCGTGGACTTCGTCGCCCGCAACATTGACACTCCCGGTATCACCAACCGCTCTGCGGCCGTCTATGACGCTTTGCTGAAGTGGCTGCCCGAGCAAGAGAAAAGATTGGTCGCCCTTGGCCTTGCGCCCCCGAAAACCCGCTAAGAAAGCCCTGGCAACAGCGAAAAAGAAGCGCAAGAACCCGGAAAAGGGCTTGCAGTACCGCTGTCAGCAATGGCTTGAAAAATCCGGCTGGGTGCATCGGCTATTGATCTTTCACGTCGCTAACGAGCGTAAGGGCGGTATCGGCGCCATTCTTCATTTTAAGCGCATGGGCGTGCTTCCCGGCGTTGGGGACTATCTGGCGTTTCGTCACGCCGGGGACCAATTGCCGCGCCCGGCGGCTGCGATAGAACTCAAGGACAAAGACAGCGGCAAACAAGACAAGGAACAAGAGGCTTTCCAAAAACGCTGGGAAGCTTGCGGCAACCGCTATTTCCTTGTCCGCACGCTTGAAGATTTTCAAAATGTTGTACAAGCGTTCGCCCTCTTTGGCTAGAATGGGAACGCCACCCACGTTCCAACAGCTTTCTTAATCCAAACTCGCGCGCCGGCCGCACCGGCTGTGTCGCCGTACCAATCATTGACCTTCCCGAGCCCGGCAGCCGGGGCGCCAGCACCAAACAACAGTTCGCCGCGCGCTCCCAAGGTCGTCAGTTGCCCATTGATAGTGGTGATTTGCGCATTGATGCCCGCTATCTGTACCAGGATATTGTCAACATTTAACGACAGGTTAGAAACTGTCGTGGTGAGGTCGGCAATATCGGTCGTGTTTTGCGCGCTTTCGGCAATGACTTCGGGGAGCCCAGCCACAGAGCTAGGGTCTATATTTCCCGCGTTACTTAGAATAGACTGTATCTCCAGAAGCCAGCGGTTTAGCGCCTGCAGTTCGGTGCTCGTTAGCAAGGGCGGCGGCGGTATCTTCTGGACCATCGGCTTGACTTATCCACAGTTCGGTGTACGGTTGTGTACAACTGATTTGGAAAGGTTAACGCATGTTTACAATTCAGTATCGAGACACGCGCGGCGGCCACGCCATGCAGAACTTTGACAGCCGTTCCCGCTCCGCACTTATTCGACAACTCGCCCGTTTCGAACGTCCCATTGTAGCAGTGTACGAACAAGCAACGGTGATAACCAAAGCGGCGCGAAAAGAGCTACGAGAATACCGCGGGGACCTGTCACCATGCGCTCGCGAATTTCTTACGACCCTCCGGTGACGTTGGCAAATAGTTCATCAATAGTGAACGGCGCCTGCGTGCCGGAATACTGCAGCCTGAATTGACGGCGGCGGCTCGTACCAAAGTTGCGGCCGATAGCACGCCGGGTGCCGGGCTGCGGCATGGTGATCTGACGCACGCCATGCCATGACTGCCCCTTGTCGATACTCCAATCCAGCGTAAAGCTGCCAGCCGCCGGCCCCATAGACGACGTGGTGTCCAGGCTGTTGTACGTTTGCCGGCGTTCTTCGCTGCCCACCCACGGCGTTACCATGACGCGGGGCATAACCCCGGCGGGCTCCGAAGCGCTGTTAATATCCAGCGTGCAAACTTCCCCGGTATCCAGCCCGACGTACGTTACTCCGCCGTCGTGCTCGGTTGCGCAGCGGCCGACGTGATCCGCGCGGCCTGGTGACTGACGATAGGACCACACGCCGGTTGCGCCAGCCAGTTCAATCGACCACGTCCCGGGCAGTGTCAAAACGTAGAAGTCGCTACCGCCCTGCCCGTAGGCGTAGGCCGTTAAAGAACCGAGTTCTTGCATAGTCAGTTGCTGCAGAAGCAAATCAACCCATGCCGGCGACACTGGCTTGCCTACCTGGCCGGTGCAGAGCCACACCCTGCGGTCGGTGGCTACGAACATGATAATGTCGCGCAAGGTGGCAAGCGACGCACGCGCGGCAATCCCAACGGACAGAAGCGAGTTCGGATAGGGTACGAACGGCATATCCACGTCGGCGCCGCTGTCGTACCACTGTTCAAGCGAGCGAGCGCCTAGCGGCCACAGGATGCGCCCCGACACCGCCAAGTCCACCACCCTATCGGCCCGGGCTTCCTTCGTGCCGAAGCTATTGGGCTGTACGTTCGACGGGTCCAGCGGGTCCGAGCGGTACACTTTCGCGTCTTGGTTCGCGTAGTAATTGGACGAAGCGCTATAGAGCGTTTGGTTGTCCAATTCCGCACACGCCGAAGGGTCAAAATCTATCGACGCGTCGAAACCGCAATTCACCACCCCGCCGGGTATCGTGGCAATGTACGCCGTGCCGAGCCTGCCGGGCAGTAGGTTGCCGTTGGACGTGATAACCAACGCCGTGCGGTCTTCTGCCAATCGGATAACCGGCTGAAACGGGTTCACGGTGACTTGTCCCGCGAGCACCGGAGCGTTGGTTTCAACGCCGCGATAGATATTGCCGTTGGCGTACGCGCCCCATATGGTGCCGAGCGCGTGGCAGATGGCGATGCACGCCGTTGCTTCGGGCTTGCATACTTGCGTGAACCCCGGAGCCCCTACAAAGCGCACCCTGCCGGGTTTGGTTTCCTTCGGGTCGCGCGGCACCACGCGCACGTTGACTAGCTGGCCGGCGCCTTCGTCCAGGTTCTTCGGGTCTTGGAACGAACCAAGAATGTCAATCGCGCCCAATGGTCAACTCCGCACAAACCGCAACCATTGTTGGCCGCGTGCCCACTCGCGCCAGCGCATATTGACGCGCTCTGCGTCCGCGAAAATAACGTCTGTCGGTTGTGGAACGACGCCGTACGATTTATAAATACGGCGGCCGAATAGCAGAGTGGCATCGTGGACGCCTTCGGGGGGCAGCGCTACGGTGTCGCTTCCGTCCTCCGCCGTGAGGGCTGGCACGCGCCCGCCGTACTCAATCAAAGCCGGCGACGGCGCCCGCGGGGGCATCCACGCGTTGATTTTTACAGAGCCGTCGGTCTGACGTTCGGGCGCCCATTTGGTGATGATACCCGGTACTGTCGTGCGTACAACGTCCGCGATTGGCGCCATGCGCGTTTCGCGGTTCACCGTCAGGTTAATATCGTTAAGCCAAATCTGACGTACGGCTACCGCGTCCACCTGGACTTCGTAACTTGGATTGGCGTTACCTACGGTGAAAGAATAGGGCTGCCCCGATACGCCAGCCGGCAACTGTGCAGTGGTGCGCTTAATCAGGTATTGGCAAGCCGCGTCCGCTTGTTCGTTGCGCAACAGGTCGGTAAGCACGGATACGTTTTTCGCTATGTCGTCCGGTGCGGGGTCTTCCGTCACGTCCAGAATGCCGAAAAGTCGGAGGGCGTTAGTAATAATCTGCGCCGCTGTTGTCATGCTCAAACGCCTTTCGCCACCGACCACGGATAAGTGGCCAAGCTGTCTGCCGGCACGTCGGGGTCTGTCTTGGTTACGCCGGCCAGTTCTGCCGTTGCATTGGGTGGCGTGTTCGTACGAACCGAGTTCGACGGCACGAATGTACCGTCGTAATCCGCGGGCACAATGGTACTCAACTTGAAGACTTCCGCGGCCAGCGGCGCCACCGGCCCCATAAACGCCGCTGATCTGCCGAGCGTCCCATAGTACGGAACGGAGGTAAGAAGGTTCTGCAACCGCGTGGCGTCGTCAGGCGCGGGCGCCGGGTTGTTTCCCGAGCCCCATATGCTGTCTAGGTTCCAGCGCGCCGCCAACGGTTCCGGGGGCGGGTTGAGCGAATTATCAGGCGCTACCTGGAAATCGTAAAACTCGGGCCACGGGTCCCAGCACGGCGCCACAGGCCGCCCGGAAGCCGACGAACACATAAGAAGGCCCGTCAGCCGTTCGCGGCGAAGGGTAGAATAACGCACTCGTGCGCCACAGCGGGAGCATGCGCCCCACAATTCGGCGGCGCCGAACTTCGGTTTTGGATTTCGAAGGGCGAAGGCCACTTGACGGGCTCCAGAAAGGAAATTTCATCGAGTTTTATAGCATCTTCGCGCCCGGGAACAAAGCCCCTTCCGTCAGTCATCAGCACCACTAATAGCGCCCCGTCAGCCGTTTTGGCCCAAAAGTACCCCGACATGTAGCCCCGCCTTTTTGTTCCACGCAAGCCGCAATAAAAGCATCTGATTTGCTTTGAAAGTCAATATGGCGTACGCGAGATATTGACATATCAACAGAGTAACCGTACCTGTACGGCTGTGGGCACGTTAAAAAGGAACAGTACATATGCGTACATCACAGCTTTTTCCTTGGGAAACCAAGCCTGCGGACGAAAGGCCGGAACCCGTTGACGTACCGAGCGGGCTTTTGAACATTGATGAAACGTACCAAGCATTAGCGCCGCGAAATCCGCGCCTCATAAGGGAGATCGGCAAGCATTTCGATTTGACGGCGTTCGGGCGCCTCCGCGTCGTACGCCGCCCAAACGGCGCGCTGTTTGTGGTGGATGGACGCCATCGGTGGGAGGGCGCGAAGATGGCCGGGCGCATGTTCTTACCGTGCGATATTTATAACGTACACGACCGCAAGCGGGAGATTGAGATTTTCCTGACCTGC